TAGGCTTATATTTGACATACAACTCAGTCAGATCTTTTTGAGTTTTTGCATTGTCTATAAGTGATATTAGATCTACTTCAGAGGGCTTGGAGGAGAGGTTACCCCCTGAAGCAGAATTACCTGAAGGAACAAAAGTGGGAGCATTGCCTTCAGGTCTTATTGTTGCGACTTCTCCATCATCATCTTCTGAGGGTGAAGAAAGTCCGAAAATACTTTGCAATCCATATCTTTTTGCATAACTGATAGCTGACCCCATTTTTTGCGGATCATTAGGATCTTTGGAAACAATCTTAGTTCGGCTAACCCTCATAGCCCCTGAAGAGTGCATCATAACTGTTCGTACAAAAGATATATCCCCTTCAAAATCCATCTCCTGAGTGAACGTAAGACCAAATTGACTAGCAGTTCTGACTGTCTTAATAACACTCTCAAGTGAGGCATATGTGTTCCTAAAATGCGGATTTCTTTTATCCTCAACGACATGAGGGTTAGTTTGGTGAAAAGCTATGAGAGCCATAGCAATATTATTTTCTTCTTTAGATGCAATTTCTGTCTGCGAATATCGTGGAATAGGCTTAATTGCCTGACCTAACTGTTGCATAGTGTTATCCTCTTACTGTTATTTTTTGCGACTTTGACTTGTATGCCATGACCAAATGCTTCACTCGCATTTTTGGGTACTAGCTTTTTAATTTTGGCTTCGGCATCCTTAAAGATTTCATTAGCCCCTAAGGTCTGAATATATTGCTCTGCAAATGCCTTCCACTTAGGATCTGCCTGCATATCTACTGGCACTTTATCCTCTAAAGGGATTGGTATTTCTGCGGTAGGTATATCGGTTGGCTCTATGTCCATTTCGATACATCCCATAAACCACTTAGCCACGTTGATTAATTTTTCCTGAAAATCACGATCAATTTTAATCTCATGTAGGGATGGCTGATCACCGCCTTTAATAAAGGATAGCAAGCCATAAGGACATTTCTTGCCAGTGGTTTCTTCGACTAAATATGCGTTCCAGTGGATTTGAGGGCTGTAGTACCTGACTAAGCGAGGGATAACGTCTTTATATTCCTCATCTCTTTTAGGTCGCCCCATAGTAAATTTAGCATCAATGACTGCTAATTTATTCTTATAGCCTTTAACTACACCATCAACAGTACACCGCATAAATGGATGTTTCTTTCCATTAAATACTTTTTGGCGGTCAATTATGGGTAGGTCTAAATAATGCTCAGTCCACTCAAGATTAGCCTCTTCAGTGATATGCCCCATAATCACTGCCCAAACCATTGTCAGATCATCGGGTTGTATCTTGCCAGTCTTTTGCTGAAATAATTTTAAAATTCGCTCAGGATCACCTGAAGCTAAGGTGGTTATATCGCTACCACCTATAGTGCTTTGACGTTCAGATAAACTTTTTGTGTCTAATCCAAACCTCTCAAAAAATGGATATGCCATAGGTTATCTCCTCCTAATTCATAGAAGAGATTATACCTTATTGGCATATATTGCAATATATTTTATTCTATATTAGATCTAGATCCGACTATTTTATGGATAGCTATAATATCTGAATTTTTGAAAACTTCAGTATTGTCAGGATTTAAGGTTGACAATCTAAATTGCCTTTCACTGACCTCAGCTACTTTTCTTACAAGACCTATTGTGCGGTCACCTGCCTTTATTTGCACCACGACAAAATCCTTTTCTTTTATCTGCAATGTCGGATCGACAAATAAAATTTCTCCATAAAAATATCTTTGCTCCATATTATTGGATAGCATGAAGCAGGCATAAGCTGTTGAAACACCTATTAAATAATCAGGTCTTGCACAATGGGTGAACATCTTTTTCTGCACCTGAAAGCCTTCCCCGCCATTAGGTAAGGGCAAGCCATACATAGGCAAATCCTCTAGTGGTGGCATCTTATGCTCTACTGGTTTTTGGTATATTGGTGAAGCATTTGTAAATAATCGATCTTCATCTACACCGAAAAATTGTAATAATTTATCGAGATGGATACCTAATTTTCTATCACCTCGCTCCATCTTACTATATTCAGATTGACCAACACCGATAGCATCAGATACCTCTTTTTGTTGAAGCCCTTTATTAGACCTCAAAACATAAAGGTTATTTGGAAATTTCATTGTAGTTTATTAGCTCCCTTAACAAAAAAATTGATATATGATTTACGTTATTAATACAATTTAATTGTTAGCAGGCGGTGCTATTGGATTATGATTCCACCTTCTTAAACTAGATAACCAACTTTGGTTGAAGTAAGGCGGTATTTTTTTAAACTCATTCATTGGAAAATGTCCTTTTTTGTTTATTCACGAGGTAACGTATCCATACCCTCGTGGTTTTAGTTAAATAGAATATATTACCATAGGGTAAGAATATATAATTACAATATTTTTTTAATTAGCTTGTTAAATGTATTGACTTCAAGAACTTAATAGTTGTATAGCTATAATTATAGTGCAATATAAGTCGACTACAACATAAGGTTATTTGAAGTGAAATTATCACAATATCTTGTAAAAAATGGAATATCTCAAAAAGAATTATCTGATTTATTAAAAGTTTCGCAACCAACAATTCATAAGTGGCTTTATGGCAAATCTTTGCCCTCAGCTAAGAAAATGTTGGCAATTCACACCTTCACAAAAGGCAAGGTTAATCTTCAGGATTGGAAAATGTAATGGGAAAATTTTCAAGAGATAAAGGCTATCGGGTTGAAAATAATCTTAGGAAGCAGGCTTTGATGCACGATGATATTGAGTGCATAAGAGTTCCTTTAAGCGGTGGCGGAAGCATTAAATCAGACCTCATACTTAATAAAACTGGTGAAGATAAGTGGCATTTGGAAGTCAAGTGCAGGGCAAATGGATTTAAATCTATCTATGATTGGTTTGAGGATAATGATGGTTTGGTGATTAAAGCCGATAATAAAAAGCCATTAATTGTTTTAGATTTTGATGATTTTTTGGAGTTAGTGGCTAGACGATGAAGGTTACTCTTTTAGATTATGAGATGGCTCAAGGGGCAAATACTGGTTCTCTTCGGCACATTGGAGCAATCAAGAGAGGTTACAAGAATAAGACGAAATTACAGTCTAGTTGGAACAGTCACATTGAGGGTGCTTGCGGTGAGATAGCTGTGAGCAAGGCTATGGGTAAGTATTGGGGTGGCTCGATAAACACGTTTAAGGAAGGCGGGGATATTGATGGCACTGGTTGGGAAGTAAGGACACGAAGTAAACAAGGTTATGACTTAATTTTGCGGGATGATGACCCTAAAGATAGAATTTATTTCCTCGTAGTGGGAGTGTGTCCAACCTATGAAATTAAGGGTTGGATTAAGGGTGGCGAAGGTATGTTAGATAGGTTCGTCAATGACTATGGAGACTATGGAAAGGCATATTTTGTGCCTGAAAGTTTCCTCAACAAAATAACAGAAATAGAGGGCTATATATGAGTATGAAAGCATTTTCGTGGGCAATGTCTCAGCAAGTGGGAGATCCTACAACTAAGTTGGTGTTGCTTATAATTTGTGATCATTTTAACGATAGTAGAGGCTTTGCCTATCCCTCTCAGGAAAGACTAGCTGTATTTGCAGAGTGTTCTGAAAGGACAGTTAGAAGGCACATAAAAAGTTTATTAGATATGGGATTTATTGAGGTCGTATCTACACCAAATTTGGCAAATAAATACTCAATTCCTGCCCTAAAAATGGAGAGGACAAGGCTGACCTCCGATCCCTTAATAACCCTTATCTTATATCTAATAAATTAGATATAAGCGACAATTCCACAAAAACTTATGGAGATTTGGTTTATCAAGATCATTTACAGTGGCTTGCAAAACAAGATTGCGGAATTAGATATCCACGACCTTTTTTGGGTAAGTTGAGAGAGATGATTAGGGGTAAATCGGGTATCTCTAATGAGAAGGTTTACGAACATCTTCATAATTTGTTTTTGGAAGTACAAGAAAATCCAAAAGGTGATTTGCAGAGTTATTTGATGAAGTCGGCTCAGTCGATTAATGAGAGGATGAATAAGCCGAAGGAATTATCTGAAAAGCAAATAGGATATATTCAGAGTGTCATAGATCAGGTTTACAAGAAAAAAGATACTCCGAGTTTTGCAGGTACTGATTTTAATAAGCTGAGGGAGCGATGCGAGAAGGCAATGCTTGAGGGCAAGATGCAATCTATTTTGGATGAGTATAACATTCGATGAGAAAGAAGAAAGTACCAAAAGAGGAAAGAGTTTTACCAACTCCTGAGTTTCTCAAGAAGCATGAAGTTGTTGAGAAGGAGACAAAGAGAGCGGGTGAGAAGTTGTTATATGTTACTGATCAGTTATGGATTGATACATATTTTAAGAAGGGTGTAATTAGTTATGATCAGTATCAGACTGCTCAGAGGTTATTGGGTTTGTATATGGCTTCAGGGCGAAATCAGAGGCTTACAGCGACATTGTCGGATAGGTTGGGCGGTATTAGTCTAAGTGGGGATTATGATCGATCTGAGGTCGCTATGATGGATTTTATTAAGGTGGCTAGAAGAATGGGTAAGAGGAGTTTTAGCATTGTTCAGGATGTTGTTATTCACAATTATTCGGCTAAGGAATGGGCAATAAAAAACCGCAGAAACGAAAAAGCCTCTGCGGAGATATTAAGGTTGAGTTTAGATGATCTAGAGGATGCCTTTAAGAAACTCTCCTGATTTGGTGGTGGTTGTCTATGTCATCGTTTAGTTCATCTAGAAGGCTTTTGAATGATGTTAGTCGCCTTCTGAGGTCGTTACAGTGCCTTCTTGATAGTTCGTCTTCTAAGAACTCTATGTTTCGCTTTGTGTAGTCTCTGACTAGCTGAAGGTCGAATAGGTTATAGATCTTCTTCATTAGCTGAATACCACTAATGCTAGATAGGCAGTTCCAAACATCATTATCAGGGCGGTTAGTTCTAGTATGCAGGTTAAAAAATACTTCATAGGTTTCTCCAATATTAAATTACTTATTGGGTATATAGTGCATTATATTAGAATATATGTAAAGAGGTATTGCATTTAAGATCTGTCTTTGGTACAACTTGTATATGATTGAATTAATTGGCACTAGATGTAGTGTTTAGCCTTACAGAGATGTAAGGTTTTTTTATTTGTGGATGAAATTTATGAGTAGAAAATATCGTGAAGATGAATGGGTTGAGTTTCTCAAGAGGATTGGGGAAGGAAGATCTGCGAGGGATGTTTGTCATAATGATAAGGATATGCCGAGTTGGAGAACTGTATCTGAGAAGCTGAATACTGATAATGGGTTTGCTAGTCGTTATGCTTTGGCTATGGAGAATAGAGGTCAGGTATATGCTGATAAGATTACTGAGACAGTTAGTGATATGTTGGAAGGTAAGATAGATTATAATCAGGCTAGAGTTGCGATAGATGCGTTGAAGTGGCAGTCAGCTAAGTTAGCACCGAAGAAGTTTGGTGATGTGCATAGGATGGAAGTGAAGCATGAGGCAAGTTATTTGGATGCTTTGAAGGAGGTAAGTAAGGTGGTTGAGGGAGAGGAAACCACACTACCGAATACATTACGCACACGCAAAGAGGCTCAAGATAAAGGCACAATTCAATAGGTCGTTAGATAACTGACCTGACGAAACCCGTTGATATACAACGATTACAGCTAAGGTTAGCCATTATGTTAGCCACATTTAATATTTATTTTACATTTTTGTAGGGATATTTGATCTGATCCCCCCCCCTCTGATTTAGGCAGGGGGTGGTGATAGATATATATACCCCTCTCAATTTCGGTACTGCGAGATCCCCCTTATCTTGCAGGGGCAAGGGGCGGGCATTTGAGCAATACAACTGAAACATTACTAAAATTACGCAACGATCCAGTTCTATTCGTTGAAGCGATACTTAAAGCCACCCCCCAAAAGTGGCAACGTGAAGCCTTAATAGGCATACGAGATAATGATAAAATATCGATTAAGTCAGGTCATGGTGTTGGCAAAACTGCCTTCCAGTCATGGCTTATTCTTTGGTGGCTCTTAACCCACTATCCTTGCAAGATAGCGGTCACAGCTAACACTGCTCACCAATTGAGCGATGTATTGTGGTCTGAGGTTGACAAGTGGTATAGGAGGCTTCCTGAGGGCTTTAAGAACCAGTTAGAGGTAAAGACAGACAAGATCTCATTAAAGGGTGCTTCTGACAGCTTCTGTGTTGCAAGAACCAGTAGACGTGAGAACCCTGAGGCTTTGCAGGGCTTTCATAGCGAGAATATGTTGTTCATATGCGAAGAGGCTTCGGGTATCCCTGATGTCGTCTTTCAGGTTGGTGAAGGTGCTTTATCGACTGAGGGGGCTAAAGTTGTCATGTGTGGTAACCCCACTAGATCTGATGGATATTTCTATGAGAGCTTTCATTCGATGCGAGATCGATGGTTTAACATGACTGTCTCTTGTGAGGATGGCGAGTATGTATCTGACAAGTTTTTGGAAGATATGAAATCGAAATATGGTGAAGAGAGCAATATTTATAAGGTTCGTGTTTTAGGCGAGTTCCCTACCCAATCTGACGATGTTTTATTACCACTTCATTTAGTGGAAAGTGC